TGATCCATAAAGGATCGACGCTGCTAATTCAAAATTAATTTAATAAATTTAATATACATATACACAATCAACTCGTGGAGCCAGCCGGCGCATTTTCGCTACCGTCAAGGTTGAACGTACTGCACGATATCTACCTTCTGATGATCTCAATGATTTACTTGGGCAAATACAACTTCCGGATTTGGACAATTCTAAATTTGCTTATCATAAATGCTATTAACAAGTTAAGGGATTTCTTGAGGGACTCGTCGGCCTTAAATTGTCCCCCGATTCTACCCAGAACATGAGCGAATATATTCGTGCTTATATTTGGATTTAACGACGCGCCGCTGTCGAAACAGCCCGCCATTCGACTGACGACGTAGAGCCAACAGATCGCTGGCAGCTTTCTCTTGTTGAAGCCATTGATGAATGTCAGACGTATTTGATAGATTACGTATCACATTTCTTGTTCGGTCTACGCATATAGGCCCCATATCCACATTCGTTGAGACTTATTCAATCATACTATCGCGACTTCATCCGTCACAGATACAACGGATCATACATTTAAGTATTGGAGCAATAATATGGCGTGAGGTTCTGGAACGCACTTAAGAACGCTCCGCAGTCACTTGTCAATTCCGTCGATGAATATTATCGTATAGCTTGTTCGAACGATTTTTCCGCCGATGCAAGCCGCATTAGGGATTATTTGAGCAGCCGAATCTAACAGACTTCAGATCATCTTTATGATTCAATATACGGCGACCGCTAGACTATGCAGGAGTCGAATGCTCCCCAACTACAGCTCTTCTATGACATATATCCAGAGTCCAGACACTCTTGGTAAAATATATTGAATTTGGGTGCAAACGGGAATCTGATATATTCAGACTATTCAAGAACAAAACCTGATACATAACCACAAATCCGGGCTTCTTTCGTAAATCCTCCTATAAGTGACTAAATATAATATTCGAATATAGTTGCGCAAGGATATCGCATTCGTAATGATTATTCCATTCGTGCAACCCTTTCTCCACGATGGCGTACTAGCGGCAATTCATTCAATTATTATTTGTACTGTAGTCGCGATAATTTCGTAGATTTTTACCGGGAAATATATTATTATTGTCTTCTTTAATTCGACAGCAAATATCGGGA